ATTCCAACCCGGTCAAAGATTTTATTCAATTGAGTCTACCCCCGTTACTAAACAGCCAACCGTAGAGAAGGAGCTTACCGAAAGGGCAGCCCTAGAGATTATGGAGGCGGCTCAGGTAATCGATCCTATGATGGTTGATGATTTAATTCAGGCTAGATACAAGGAGCTTGTTAAGGAGCTCGACGAAGAGACAGACATACGTGTTGGAAAGATGCTTGAGGTAATTAATGATCAAACTTTAGAAAGTAACCTTGAAGGCAGCATGAAAGATGCTATCATGGAACAAGTGATATTCGGAACAGGTGCCATGAAAGCGGGCACATTGAGAATAGAAAGAAATCACAAATGGATTAATTCCGAAGAGGGATTTAATTTAATATACGAAGAAGAACCTATGCCGGAGATGGAGGCAGTTTCTATTTTCGATTTATATCCCGATCCATACGCAACCTCCATTGATGACATGAGGTCTATCTTTAGAAGACACATACTTTCACGTGTTGACTTCCAGCAGCTTAAAGACTCACCCGGATTTAACAGCGATCTAATTGAAGAATGCATTCACATGAACCCAGATGGGAACCACGACGAAGAGCAGCACGAGAAAGACCGCAGAGATATAGCGAACTTAAATGACTATGAAACAGACTCAGGTAAGTTCGAGGTATTAGAATTCTGGGGCAGCGTCAACGGTTTTGAGTTAGAAGAACACGGCATTGAGTTCTCAGAGTCAGACGATCTATCACAAGAATACCAGTGCAATATCTGGATGGTAGATGACAAAATTATAAAAGCACAATTGAATCCTCTCCCGGGAGGCATCATTCCTTACTTCATATTCCCGTACGAAAAGAACCCACATGTGTTCTGGGGAACTGGCGTACCTAAGATGATGCGTGATTCACAACAAACCATGAATGCCGCCACAAGGATTTATTTAGACAACGTGGCTTTATCTTCAGGACCTATGGTTGAGGTTAACACCGACATCATGGCTTCCGGTGAGGACCCAACAGATCTATATCCTTGGCGTGTGTTCCTGAGAGAGGGTGGTGATGGTAACCAACCTATGGTTAGGTTCTATCAACCGCAGTCTAACTCACCCGCCCTTGTTTCGGTGATTGAGCTGTTTAGAAGATTTGCCGATGAAACCACGGCTCTTCCGTCCTACACACATGGACAAACACAGAGCTCGCTTAACAGAACAGCAACAGGTATTTCAATTCTGATGTCCAATGCGAACATTGTCTTGAAGTCTGTTATTAAGAACATAGATGATTATTTAACCAAACCGCTTGTAAGATCTTTGTATGACTGGAACATGACTTGGAACCCCAACTCAGATATTAAGTCAGACATGAGAATCATTGCTAGAGGTTCAACAACGATGGTACAAAAAGAAGTTCAGTCTCAAAGATTGTTACAGTTCTTATCGTTACTTAATAATCCGCAGGATCAGCAAATGGTTAAGAGGGATAAACTTCTTAAGGATGTTGCTAAGTCATTAGACATAGATCCGGATGATGTACTTAAATCTGAAAAGGAGTTAATGGATGAGCAACAACAACTACAACAAGCTATCGCCGGAATGCAGCAAGGCGGTCAAATTAATCAAGTCCCAAATGGGGACGGAGTGGTCGGTCCTGATGCAAGAAATGGAACACCTTCGCCAGAGGGAGAGGGACCAGTTGGAAATAACGGAGGACTACCGCTTTAGTCAAGGACGTTGCGACATACTTAAGTTTGTTGTATCTTTAGACCAAATTGCAGACAAAGTTTTAAACTCGTTGGGAACCCGCAAGGAAACTCCCAACATATATAAATAATCGACACCCTTAACATAAGGACCGAGGATAAAAAAATGACTGAAGAAGTTAAAACCAGAGGCGAGATGATCGCCGAAAGGCTTGAAAAAGAAGCTGACGAGATGATAAAACAGATGGAAGCTTCTCAGAAGGAATCCGAACCAGAAGGACAGGGACTTGCAAACCTTGATTCAGAAGTAGAGGACACCCCAGAAGAGAAAGAAAAAACTGTTGAGACTTCACCCCCTGAATCTCAGGACACTGAAGAATCAAGTCAAGCGGATGAAGAGATTCAAACCGAAGTAGAGAATGAACAAGTGGAGGATGATCAGGAGACTGTGTCATCTAAACAGTGGGAGGAACGGTACAAGAACGCTCAGGCGAGAATGACCAAAGCCACCCAACATGAGAAAGAGCTTGAGAAAAAGATCTCTGAGTTAACCGATAAGGTTAAGGCAATGGAATCACTGAAGAGTGAGACCAGAGTTGAAAAGCAGATGGAAGAAGTAGGCGTCGACCTCTCTGAGATAATGAAAGATTATCCAGAGTTAGTGAAGCCCCTTCAGAGTTATGTGGATACAGCTTTTGCCAAACTGAATCAGAAGTTTGAAAAAACTACTCAGGAATTAACGAAAGTTCAACAGGACGACTTGGTCCGTGAGCACAAAGCTAAGTTAGCTAAAGCCCACCCAGACTATGTCCAGATAGCCAACTCAGAGGATTTTAATCTGTGGCTAGAAAGACAAAGCCCGGTATGGCAGCAGGTAGCAGAAAGCGGCGGGGCTGACGACACCATCGAACTGCTCTCACGTTATAAAAACGCACTTGGTATCACTACTACTCCGGAGGTTTCTAAAGCAGACTTGGTTGAAAAAGCAAAGCAAAACGCTGAGCCGAATCTACCAAAAGCTAGGAAACAAAATATTGGGAGTAGTAAAAAGATTTGGACTGCTGCTGAGATTGGTAAGTTGAACGATAAACAGTTCCGTAAATACGAAGCTGAGATTGATTTAGCTCACCGAGAAGGCAGAGTAAGACCATAAATTTTTACTGCAAATTTTTGAAATTGACATTAAAAAATTAGGAGTAAATAATGGCATATTCATCAAGTAGTGGAAGTTTTTCTTTCGCAGCTGGAGAACAGCATTTCATTCCAGAAGTCTTTTCTAAAAAATTACAAGCTAAGTTTTACGCACAGACAGTTTTATCTGAGGTAACAACTAACGAGTATGAAGGAGAAATTTCTGGGTTAGGTAACAAAGTAAACATAAGAACAGTACCAGCAGTAACAGTTGCTGACTACACAGGTTCTTTGTCTTACTCTGATGTAACATCTAGCACTATTGAGTTAGACATCAACAAAGCTAAAAGCTATGCTTTTAAAGTTGACGATATCTTAAGAATGCAAGCTGATATTGATTTCATGAACGAGGCAGCACAAGATGCAGCTCAGAACATGAAAATCGCTATTGAGCAAGATGTGTTCGCAAACGTAGCGGCTGGTTCGTCTTTAACAGACATCAACTCTACACCTGCTGACATCACATCAAGCACAGTGCTTGGTCACATTCTTTCTGCTGGAGAGCAGTTGGACGACAACAATATTCCTGAAGACGGAAGATTTATGATTGTCAACCCAGCGGTTGCTACTCTAATTAAGCAGTCAGAACTAAGACAAGCTTACTTAACTGGTGATAGCGTTTCACCTTTAAGAAATGGCTTCATTGGAAAAATTGATAGATTCAACATGTATGTATCTAACAATCTGTCTACAACATCAGGTGTAACATCTGGTCTTTATGGACATCCAAAAGCTATTGCTTATGCATCTCAAATGACTAACACTGAAACTGTAAGACTTGAGTCTTCATTCGGTGATGGCGTTAGAGGTTTATCTGTATACGGATACAAAGTTATCCTGCCTACAGCTATAGGTGAATTCAAGCTACAAGTTGCTTAATTAACCACCCCGGGGAGCTTCGGCTCCCCACTTTTTTGTGATACCTTATTCATATTTACTATAGGAATTTACTATGAACAAAGACGAACTAGTTGAACACGCCAAAGCGGAATTTGGTGTAGACCTTGACAAAAAAACAAAACTTGCCGATCTAGAGGCTCAGGTAGAAAATCTTCAAAAGAAAAAGCCACAGCCAAAGTCAGAACCGAAGAAGGGCAGTAATGACCCTATCGCTTCTAAAGGCGAGCATGGAAAAGTTGTACCGTGGAACCCTGCACACAGGGCAGAGTACTGGCAATTTATTTATGACGAAAGATCTTTAACAGGCGAAGAAAAAAAAGCATTAGGATTATAAAATGGCAACCGTTAAAGTAATTGACCTTATCAATCGAGCAGAAGAAATTCTGCAAGACACAACTAATGTTAGATGGTCACAACAAACCTTATTGAACTATTTGAATGACGCTCAAAGAGAGATTGTTTTATTTAGACCAGATGCAAACCCAGTCAATGCGTCTTTTACTTTGGTTGCTGACAGTGCTAAACAGAGTTTGCCGAGTGCAGCCCTTAGATTATTATCTATTTACAGAAATTCAAATCCATCCTCTAAACCAATAACAAACATTGAGAGAAGAGTATTAGATGATCAAATAGAAGATTGGCATGGCACGACTGGAACCAATGTTGAACATTATGTTTATGATCCACTAGATCCAAAAGTTTTTTATGTATACCCGCACACAACAGCGTCTGATTCAACTATAGAAATTGTTTATAGTTCAGCTCCCACAGATATAACTATTAGTGACTTTACATCATCAACTACAGTTATATCTCTAGACGATGTTTACGCTAATGCTATGTTAGATTTTATGTTGTATAGGGCATATCAGAAAGATACTGAGTATGCGGGTGACTTACAAAGATCAGGCGTTTACTTACAGTCTTTTCAAAATTCACTAGGAGTTAAAAACCAAGTTGATGCTGGATCTATTCCAAGACCATCAACACCAGCACAATAATGAGCAATGGCAGTAGCAAAAAAGATAGATTCATTAGTACCTAAAGTAAAAAGAGAGGCTCCAAGCTGTCCATCTTTTATTGCTGTTGAAGAATTAAGAAACACTATAATAGATTTTTGTATCAACACAGATATTTATATGCAAGACATCACTCCTTTTGTGGTGGTTGCAAATGTTAACGAGTATGACTCAAGTGATTTAGATATACCCCCGGGAGCAGAACTCAATCACATCATTGATATCTTTAGATCCAGATCTGATGCCAGTATTACACAGATATCACAAAAGAAACTTGTTCCGATAGAAGCAAAAGCACAAATAGGATCTCAGTCTATTTTTAGTGTTTATGGAAAAGGCAGGGTTGATTACTACACACAAAAAGACCAAGAAACAATTTTAGTAGCACCAACACCAGAGGCAACAGAAACTCTTTATGCTTTATACAGCTTAAAGCCAAAACAAACAGCCACAACCATTCCCAGCATTATTGCTAACGAATACCAAGAAGCTATTGTTCACGGTGCACTTTATAGACTACAGATGATGAAAGACTCACCTTGGTCAGATATTCAGGCTGCCGATTTAAACAAAAGGATGTATGATAAGGGAGAGGCTTTAGCAGTTAGAAAAACCAAGTATGGAAATGTTGGGGCTAACCTAACCGTTAAATATCAGGAGTTTGGATACTAATGGCATATTCAGCAAATTTAAAATTGGTTGTGGGAGATACGCTTCCGGAACTTACTATCACATTAAAGGACTCAAACACAGCTGTGTCTGGTCAAACCTTAGACCCAGAGGACGCATCAACCTTCGCACCGATAGATATAACCAGCGGCACCGTAAGGCTTAGGGTTAGAGAGATAGGAACAACGACGGTGCTAAAAACAATTATTTGTACAATAACAGACGCAACCAATGGTGTCTGCACAATGATATTTCCAAGTGATACTTTTTCTTCAGCCGGACTTTATGAGGGCGAGGTTGAATTTACAAAATCAGATGGAAACATTCAAACAGTTAACGATCTAATCAAATTTACCGTAAGAGATGATTTTGACTAATGGCACTGACAATATCAGTATCATTCGCCAGTCTACATCTAACGGTAGATAAGCAAGAGCTTGCGTCCCTAAGCCCTACCGCAGGATCTTCCACAACCCTTCTATCTTTTGTAGATCTTAAAAACACCCTCTCGTTTGTTAGACTTGTTGCTACAGACATAAGACTAGATCCAGATAGCAAGAACCAGTATTTTGTTGGTGACAGCCCCAATGCGTTAAACATTTCGTTGGCTGATTCTCCAGCCCTGTCTGTATCAATACCGCAAAGCGATTCTTTCTCTATAACTGAAGAAAGTGTGTTTAGCTTTAGCTCTGCACAATCAGACACTGTTGGAATTACAGAAAGCCTTTCCAGAGAAGTGTCTTTTGTTCGGGCGTTTACAGACTCATCAACGCTTGTAGATTCGCCGGCAATAAGTTTTTTCACGACAGACTCTGATGTTCTTTCTTTGGGCGACCTACCCACCTTAGAAATACAGCCAGTCAAAAGTGACACTTTGTCATTTTTAGATTCAGAGGTCCTAAGCGTTGATCCAGAAAAAAGTGACACCATGTCAGTTTCTGATGATCCCGCACTTAGTGTTGATCTACCACAGTCAGACGGAACAACCATATCTGAATCTGATATTAAAGAATTTATTAAAGCCGCACCTAACGAATCAGTATCTATATCAGAATCTCTTGCAAGGGTGGTTACTTATTCTAGATCATTCTCAGATGCTTATGCCTTAGATGATGTGGCAAGCCCATCTGATGAGCTTAGAACAGACTTTGACATAAACAAAGGAAATGTTGTTAGCATTTCAGAAACCTTAGATTATGATTTTTTAACATCAAGATCAGACACCACATCCTTAGTAGACAGTCCAAGCATAGAGTTTGTTACCGCCTTCACTGATAGCATATCAATAAGCGAAATTTTAAACTTAGAACCCGGAAGTATCTACACGGATAATACTTCCTTATCAGACCAAGAAGTGATATCTTTCTCAAAAGCCTTGTCCGACACTGCTTCTATTACTGAATCCATTAATGTGGTTCTAATTTCAGGATCAAGCAGCGTTCTTAATACAAGTGCTTTTAACACAAGCGTATTAAATTAGGAGATTTAAATGTTAAACGATGGTTTAAAACTTACAGGTAAACTTAAGATTGCTCTTAATGGAGAAACCGTTCAAGAAGTAAATAACCTTGTCGTCACAGACGGAAAGGAATATGTAGCTTCTAGAATGAAAGATGCTACCGCAACTGCTATGTCTCACATGGCAATTGGTAGTGGTTCTACCGCAGCCGCAGCTGGCGATTCCTCTTTGGGAACTGAGCTAGGTCGTGTTGCTTTAACAAGTACCAATGTATCAGGTGCTGTTGTAACTTACACAGCAACTTTTGATGCTGGTACTGGTACAGGTGCCGTAACTGAAGCTGGTATTTTAAATGCCTCTTCTGCTGGTGACTTACTTTGTAGAACTGTTTTTTCAGTAGTTAATAAGGGTGCGTCTGACTCAATGACAATTACTTGGACTGTAACAGTTAGTTAATTTTTAAGGAGTTAGCTAATGGCTGTTAAGTTCACCAACAACGCAGCGACAACTCTTGCCGCAGGAATCAATAGCAGCGTTACAAGCATATCTGTAACCGATGGTTCTGTATTCCCGGCTCTTACTGGCAGTGATCATTTCTATGTTACCTTTGATGACACCACCAACAGGGAGATCGTTAAGGTAACTGCGAGAAGTGGTAACACACTAACTGTAGTTAGAGGGCAAGACAACACAACTGCACAAGCTTTTAATTCTGGCGATAGGGCAGAGTTAAGGGTAGTTGCGGCTTTATTAGAGGACATAACCACAGAAGTTACCTCTACACTAAGCGTTGATACTTTTACAGGGGACGGAACCACAACAGCGTTTACCCTAAGCCAAGCACCATCAAGTGAAGACAACCTCATTGTATTTATAGAAGGTGCCTATCAAAACCCGGGGGACTTTGTTCTTTCAGGAACAACTCTTACCTTAGATGAAGCACCGGTCGTTGATCGAAACATTATTGTTTACCACGTTAAGGGTGCTGTTTCCGGTAACAACTTAAATCAAGATAGTTTTACCGCAGATGGAAACACGGCAGCTTTTACATTAAGCATTGCTCCCATTCATGAAAACAACACTCAGGTATTTATTGACGGTGTTTATCAACAAAAAAACAGTTATTCAATTTCAGGGACAACCCTAACATTAGATGCAAATCCTTCTAACGGTGCGACCGTAGAAGTCATGACCTTTACTCAAACTGATGTAAACACCTTACCAGCATCTTTCGTTTCAGGCTTAACAGAGGTTACAGCCGTAGGTGCGGATCACTTTATGATCTTCGATGCTACTGATAGTGCGTTAAAGAAGTCACTTGTATCTGATGTTTTAGAATCTGCTACCTCAATTAGCACAAGTGCAGACGCTACCGCAATCACCATTGACAGTTCAGAGAACGTAACTTTTACCAACAATGTAACCATCAACTCGGGGCAACTGACCGCAGGTGGTCTTGCTTACCCAACATCAGATGGCACAAACGGACAGGTCTTAACAACCGATGGTGCTGGTACTTTATCTTTTAGTACAGTAAGCGGTTATACAGATAGTGATGTTGAGACTTATTTAGATACTGGAACTTCAACACCTACATTTACCAGTGCTACTGTTACTGGTGATTTGACTGTTGATACAGATACTTTTTATGTAGATTCTACGAATAATAGAGTTGGTATAGGTATAGGGGATTCTGCCTATCTTGGAGCAACTTTACATATAGAAACTTCGCAACCTGTTATTCGTTTACAAGATAGCGATAGTTCAGCAATTGCATCATATGCAACTATTGAAGCCTTTGCTGATGGTACGCTTGAGCTAGCAACAAGTCACGATGATAGCACTGGAGATATAAAATTAACTGTTAATGGAAATACTGCTTTATTTGTTGAATCACCATCAGGCAACGTTGGAATTGGAACGAGTAGTCCAGCAGAACCACTCCATGTTCAAGAAGGATCTTCAGGGATCACATCTAGGGCAGGTACTGTTGCGCTTATTGAAGGCAGTGCTAACACCAAAGTAAGTATTGCTTCAGGAACTACATCTACAGGTGAGCTTCTTTTTGGTAGCTCTGCTGATAACGATGCTGGTCGTATTATTTATGACCACAGCGATGATGG